CCCCTGCGGGAAACGACTGCTGTTGCTGCTGCCATAATAAATTCCTCCTAAATTAAGAAAAAACTCCCCCACCCGAAGATGAGGGAGAAGTGGCAACTATTAGGCTGGAACTGCTAACGCAAATGCGCTAGAAGACAAAGCTGCACCAGTTGTGGCGGCTGTACGCATTGCTTTCACACCATAAAGTGTGTCAGATGTGAACAAGGTAGCCAAGTAGTCTTGTTTGTACTGAGTTTGTGAGCGGATGCCCATTTGCTCAACCAAAACCATAGAGTCCTTGTGACCCATCAAGCAGATACGATCTGTTGTAGAGTTACCAGCAGCAGTATCAGCATTGCTTGTTGTGAACACGGGGATGCCATACAGTTGACCGATTTCACCATTGCGGATTGCATTACCATTACCAATAAAAGCCTGTTCTGTGTAACGGGAAAGACCCATCAACGTATTGCGGCTTGAAGGAGGAATGATAAAGAAGCGACCATCCATAGGAGTGTCGTTGTCATCCAAACGCTGAATAGTGCGACGAATAGCAGCGTCAGTCAATGCGGAAGCATTGGAAGATGTGCTGTTATAAACAGTAGTACCATCACCGCCAACGAAGGCTTTGGTGGATGTATTGCTTGTCGCATAGTCGTTAGTACCGACAGTAGCACCATTGAATGCACGACCCAATTGGATCAAGCTAGTGTCTACTTGCTTGGCAAGCGCATAGCCAGCGTCAGCAGTGTAGAACTGGCGCAAGCTGTTCAGGGCTTGTGCTTCAACGATGTCCTCAATGAAACGTGAATACTCAAAGTGCTGGTTAATGCTAACCAGAACTTCTGTCTCAGTGTCGGCAATCAATGTAACGGCAGTAGATGCCGCTTTTGCTGTAGCTGAACCACGGGTAGGAGCTGGAATGTGAACAGTGTCACCTTTCTTGCCCTTGAAGTTCATCTTCATTACGATGTTAGCCAAAACAAGGTTTTTCTTGTAAGCGGCTACGATTTCGTCAGACCAGATTTCTGGAATGAACTTTTCTGCGGTGGTTACTGTTACCGCTGGTGTTGGATATGCCATGATTAAATCTCCTAAAACAAATTTTAACGAACCCGTTTCTCTACGTACGCTTGCATGATTTCATCACTAAGCGCAGCATAACGATCTGGGTCTCTCAACTGAAGCTGAATAAGGTCAGCCCTTCTGTATACTTTCTTTGATGATTCACCAGAACCACCTACATCAACACCTACTGCCTTTAAGTTCTGCTTGCGAGTTACCTCACCCTCATCACTTACTTGCTTACTTTTTACAGTGCGTAGCTGTTTATAGGTAGATAGCAATTCATTGGCTGAGTCAAAATCATATCCAGAATCGGCTTGCTCAAAAATCTTAATGCGAACAGGGCTAGACTTCACCCAATTTGCAAAGTCCTGATCTTTAGCGATGTCGCCAAAGTCGGGATGTTCTTGCGCTAACCTTTGCTGAATTTGCGCCCTTTTCATTTCTAGCGTTACTTGACGTGCCGCTAGGATGTCAGGGTGATTATCAACAGTCCTTTGAACTGCCTTCTGCGGATTCTCAAAGAAATCTACTTCAGGCTCTTCCTGTCTAGTTTGTTGTCGTGAACCAAGGTTCTGTTTGATAAGTTCATCGGCTAACTTTCTGACCTCGCCAACTTCTTGTGCTTGCTTTCCAATTAGCTTTTCAGCCTCTTGGTGCATCCTCACAATGTCGTCTAAACTTTTATCCCTGTATTTCTCAGGAAGTTCAGCCTTTTGCTCGATCTTCTGTTGTTCAATCTCTAACTCGCCAAACTCTTCTTTTTCATCATCAACTAACATACTTATTTCCTTTTCCTGCCGTCAATCGGTTGTAGGAGATTCAACTCGGCATAATTGCTTATGAGTTGAGTTTCTGCTCGGCCTTTAATCTATCTAAGTGACTTTTCTCGAACCTTCCATGCGATGATGGAAACGCTCCAGACCACCCTTCTAGCTTAAAAGCTGGTGCAGATAAAATGCGATGAGTCTCCTCACCACAATCACACACAAGACTTGTTAACTCATAATCAACAAATCTCTCTGTCTTATGCCCGTTTATACAGGCAAATTCATACATTCTTCTCATTTAAGTCCTCAAATGCTCTTTCGCTGACTTGTTTCAAGTTTTTCAGCCAAATTAGTATTGAATACTCGCCTTTTCTGAATTGTAGACTTTTTTCGTCTGCAATTGTTGAGATATTATTCAAAGGCTCTATCATTTTGTCAACATCTTCCATTAAATCTATCCACCCTTGAGTGGACATCATGGAAAATCTCTCTTCGTAGTACTTCTGAAGTTCTGGATTCATTGTCTAGTCATCTGCTTTTCAACAATCTTAGCCTTGTTCTGAATATCAGCTTCTTTAAGCATCAATTCAGCAACTTTGACACGCTTATCAAACTCTTTTGAAGCCAAAGCGTCATCAGTAGGCAGGTTCTTGGTATTAGCCGCCATACTCTTTGCTTGCAACTCAATAGGCATCAATTGCGCTTCAGTCAATAACTTTTGCGCTTCAGCCTTGTTCTGCTCTGCTTGCGTAGTTTGGACAGCAATCTGTGCTTGAGCCAGTTGCATAGCCAATTGTTGTTGCATCTGAGCCGCTTGTTGAGCCTGTGGATCAGCAGTAGCCATCTTGTCTAGCATCTCGATCAACTCAAATCTGTTTGACAGAGAAGAATTAGCCATGATGCCCTTCAAAATGATAGGCAAAACAGGAGTATTAGGGCCAAGAGTCTGCAACAAAGCGATAAATTGTTGTTGCTCATGCTCTCTAGCAATGATTCCAAGTGCTGCCGTAGGAATGAACTTCATGTCCACAGTAGGGTAACGCTCTGGATCGAACTGCATATAGCGATAGGCGGCTTTGGTGATAAAGGGGATCATAAAATCCTCTTGGAAGTTCACCAAGGTACGCTTGTATTTCTTGATAATCGAGGCAGTAGCCATCGAAATACCGCCCTGACCCGCATCTCTGGAGACAGCAGTAACCATTCCCTGTGAGTCAAGAGTGCCTGTTGCCATCAAAAGCATACGCTCAAACTCTTTGGCAGTTGTCAGGTTAGAACCATCAGTATTGCCGAACTTGAACGGGAACAGAATCTCATTTGGATTGCCGTTTGTCAGGATAGCCTTGCCTGGCTTTACTTCAAACTTAGCACCCCGTGGTAAACGGGTAGCATCCATAGCCATCATTGGGCTAGTTGTGAGAGCTAGTGAATCTAAGTGTGAACGAACTTGGGCATCTATAGCTTTTTGTGAGTTGTAAGCCTTCTCAACAGTACCACGACCCAACAAGCGATTAGGAACTGTATCGTCCTGATAAGCAAGGATTGGGCGGTCTTTCATCATGTATGGGTTCTTTTCTGCCTTCAGAAGAACACCATCATTGGCGATAACGACAATAGCCTCAACCAAATCGGAATACTCATCCTGAATACTGTCTTCAGGGAACAAGTCTTCTGCTTCGCCATCTTCTTCTTTTTCTAGTTGCTCAAGATACTCTCTAGGAACTAAACCATAGTAGGTCAAAAGTTTAACTTTATCGTCTTCGTACTGAGAGACTTCTTGTGTAGGCTCTAAGTCGGTATCCATCGAGTCAGTGCCGACTTTTACCTTGCGGTAGATGCCTTCTTCTTGACCTTTAACGATCTTGTGGATAGAGACATACTTCTCGATAGCCACACCCATACAGTCATCAATAGATGTTCCATTGGGGTCAAACAGGAAGTTACGGGGGTTAACAGGAACAATCTTGACTGCAATGCGGTCTTGTTCTACTACTCCGATAGCGGCTTGTCCCATTTGACCAGGTATTGCCTGAGTAGCGGGGACAAATACTTTCTCTGTTTTGACAACAATCTCACCGATGCCCGTACCATAGATTTCTGCCAACAGCTCAATCTGGTCAATAGACTTGCGAATCTTATCAACTTTGAAGTCTTCCATTAGTTGTGCTTTGATGGCAGCAACATCTAGAGGGCTACCATTGACATCACGAATATCGTCTTGAATGTCAAAGAACTCACCCTGACCGAAGATGGCTTCCATGATCTCGGCATGGCGTGTCTCTACGGCTTGTTGGGTAGCGGGGGTAACGATACGGCTACGCTCGGACTCACGGGTTTTGTCTTGTGCATCCCACTCACCATTGAAGATGCGCTCGTACTCTAGCCAATCATCAAGGCAATTGACATCTCTCCAATCCCTCCATCTATCACAATGGTTGACAACAAAGTTAACTATCTCTTTGTCTGAGTCTGATGGTTCTTGGAATTCCATAATAAACCTTTAAAGTTTTTTCCACTCAGCAAAAGAGAGTCTTAGGGCATTTGGGTCGCCAGCGGCTCTTTCGCTTTCATATTGTTCACGACTGTTAATCGCCATGCTTCTCGCTTCTTGTTCTTGCTCAACCATGTTTGCTCTCATGTTGGCAGAAGCATAAGCCTCATCATCAGATTTTTTGCGTAGGTTTTTGTAAACAATTGCAGGTCTTAGAACATTCTTAGGATTATAAAACTCTGCTTGACCTTTTAAACGTGAGCGTTGGTCTTCAAGTTGTTTGTCTGTAGCCATCTTTATACCTCATAATGATTGTTCTTACGCATATTCTCAATTGCGGGAATAATTTGCAAGTTGTTTGGCACATGAAGTCCACAAACAGTTTTGCCCTGCAATGGGATTATATGGTCAACGTGCCAATTTTGACCACTCTCTCTTGACCTCATGGCTGCCACCTGATAGTAGCATTTTATTTTTAATCTATCAAATTCAGTCAACCAAGCTGGAGTGCGATTTAATTTTGCAGAACGTCTTTTTGCACAATTTTCTAAAACCAAGCCAAGATTATTTTTTCTCCATAACCGCCTAACTTCTCTGCGTTCTGCAATGGTAGATGCTCTGCGAGCGGCAATACGTTCCTTATTCTTCTGTTCGTATTGTTTTCCATAGGCGGCTAATTTGTCTTTATTTTTTAATATGTAATCTCTACAGGTCGCTTGTCTACCTTTTGGATTCTCTTTTCTTTTTGCAATGTACTCTGCCCGTGTCATAAAGCCTTTTCGCTCACGCAATCTAGCGTGTTCTGCTTTTCTTGAGTCAGGGTTTGCTAATCTATTGGCTTTGTTTTTTTCGTAATGACAGTCTTTGCAGAAATTCAAATGCCCATCAGCCATCTGTTTATGCTTATGAAACAAAGATAGTGCCTTAATCTGAGCACAGCCTTTGCAAGTTTTCGTCAAATCAAGTGTCATTTTGTCTAGGTTAACAGCCCGAAATTATGTCTAGCGGTT